ACGCTTCGGGCCATGGCATTGCGATCAAGTCGTATCGTGGTGACTATCTGGCTATCGACGGTGTTGCCGAAGTTCTGGAAGCCAATCTGGCCTACGACCACAAGGTTGTTTCGGCTGATCTGGGCGCGGTTATCGACAGCGTTATCGCCTAATTAACATGAAAGGGGAGAGAGAATGATCCCGACTAATTTTCTCTCCCTCTTCGATCCTACCCGAAAGCTGTACATCAAAAAGGATGTGCATCTTAGTGGTAGGCTCCGTAAGAGGGGTGAATACTACGATTGGAGAGGTGCTGGTGAATCGTATCAAACGATCCTGACCCTGTTCAATCAAGACTTCTTCTATCACCAAGACAATGAGGAAGAAGAAAAAGAAGTTTTTGCTGATGTATTCAACAAGAACCTTGATGGCATGAGCCTTACCGAACTTCACGCTTACATTGACAAACTCAATGAGAAGTTCCACGAAAAGGCTAAGACTGCAAAAGAATTTCGAGAGAAGAAATGTCCTAAAGTCCCGAAGGACGTTGAGACACAAGTTCGTCGGATCAAGTTCTGGCGTGACACTCATAGGAAACTGTTTGAATGATGAGAGGGCGACTGGATGGCTTGGTCATATGATCCTACCGATTTGAATACTACGACTGCCTCTGGTCGCCGCAACTCTGTCCGTCTGCTTGTGGGAGATACGGATACGACTGACCAGTTGGTTCAAAACGAAGAGATTGTCTTTGGCTTGTCGCAGGCTAATGACAATATCTACTACGCTGCTGCTTGGGTCTGCCGTACCATTGCTGCTAAGTTCAGCCGAATGGTTGACACCACTCTTGATGGTGCTTTGAGTGCAAAATACTCTGATCGCGCTAAACAATATCAGCAACTGGCCTCTCAGGTTGAAGCACAGGGTAAGAAGACCTCTGGTAAAGCTCTCGGGGTTTTTGGTGGTGGTTACTCGGCGTCTCAGATGCAAGTTGCTAACGAAGACCCGGATCGTGTCAAGCCTGCATTTGCTATTGACCAGTTCGACAATGTAGAGGCAGGGGAACAGTATATCCCTGATGAACCCAATGGCGTTTGACCCCTACACTCTGCGACAGATGATTAAGGAGCATGGAATAGCCCTCACGCTTCGTAAGAGAGCCGCTGGTGCGTATAATGCTGCTACGGGTGCTGTGACCCAGACAAACACAGACTACGCTGTACGGGGCTATTTCTACGACTATACGCCAGACATGATTGATGGCAGTTCCATCCTTCGTGGTGATCGTAGGGTTGTTCTTGACAACAAACTCACCAATGGGTCTGCCACCCCTGAGCCTGATGCCACAGATCAAATCATTGGTCTTGGTGATACAGTCAACATTGTCAAGGTGATGGAGATTAAGTCTGGTAGCGGAACGATGTGCTACTTGCTGCAAGTGAGGGAGTGACATGGTTCAAAGATCACTCACAGCCGTTATCAACAAGATTGAACAAGACTTGGATAGGGTAAGGACAGAATTTCTTACTAATGTTGCAGAAGATTTGGTAAACACCTCTAAACCTTTTGTGGACACTGGTGCTTATATCACCTCTCACTCTATTACTACTTCTCGTGGGGCAGGTAGAGGAAGAAGTTCTGATAACAAGCCGAAAGGTCAAGACCCTAACGCTAAAGGTGCAGAGGCACTCTCTCAGTTGATGGGAGACATTGCTGGCCTCCCCAAAGATCAAACACAAGTGTTTATCACCAACAATTCACCTCACGCAAACATTGTCGAATATAAGCATGGATACAATGTTTACAGTTCAGTCAGAAACCGTGCTGGATTACACTTGGCTGATGCAGTCAATAAAGTGAAAGGCTCACAATGAGTATCATTAATGACATTAGAGCCTGTCTGGACACTCACCTAGCAGGCACAGTTGGTCTACCTGCTGTAGCCTATCAGAACGTCCCTTACGAACCGACCACAGGAACCCCTTTCATCAAAGTCGATATGGTTCCCACTTCTCGTCGTCCTGCTGTTCGTGGTTTGAACCCACAACAACGATATGATGGCCTCTACAGTATCCTGATTTGTACACCAGAGAATATGGGGCCGGGTGCTGGTTACGACATTGCTGACTTGTTGCTTGACCGCTTCAATGCAACCACAGACATTTCTGTCAGCGGCCTTACAATCTCTATTGATTACTCAGAAGTCAGGACAAGTTTCCTTGACTCCCCCTTCTACTGCACTCCCGTGACTATCGCGTGGTATGTATATAACTGATAAAGGAAACTTAAAATGGCTTTTTCTCAAGGTTCTCGCGCTGGCCTTTCGTATGTCGTTGAATCGACTTTCGGCACCACCCCTGACACTCCCTCGCTTATCCAACTCCCCTACACCACCCACTCGCTGAACCTCTCGAAGGAGCGTGTGACGGGTACTGACATTCAGCCTGACCGTATGCCTCGTGTTGACCGTCATGGCAACCGTACTGCGGCTGGTGACATTGTGGCTGACCTTCGTAAAGGCGACTACGATGCCTTCCTTGAAAGTGCCTTCTTCAACACTTTCTCGACCAATGTGCTTAAAGTTGGCACCACCCCGAAGTTCTTCTCCATTGAAGATGCTGCAACTGACATTACCCAGTTCCGTCTGTTCACTGGTATGTCGGTGTCTTCGCTGGCTGTTTCGATCCGTCCGAACCAGATGGTCACTGGCACCTTCTCCATGATCGGTAAGAACATGTCGATCAGCGGCACTTCGGTCGATGGTACTAAGACTGCTTCTTCGGGCAACCAACCCTTCGATGCTTATTCGGGTGCTTTGAAGATTGCTGATGCTGGTGGTGTGCTTGCTACGGCTGCTATCGTGACTGGCATTGACTTCTCCATCAACAATGCTCTTGCACCTACGTTTGTGGTTGGCTCTTCGACCACCCCGCAGCTTGAGTATGGCATGGCCACCGTTGAAGGTACCATTACCGCCTACTTCGAGGATGCTGCACTGATTAACCGCTTCCTGAACGAGACTGAGACTGCTCTGGAAGTTTCTGTGGACGATCCTACGGGTTCCTCGGACTACACCTTCTTCTTCCCGCGTGTGAAGATCAACGGTGCTGACGTTCCTGTGGACAATCCGACTTCGCGTATCATCACTCTGCCGTTTGTGGCACTGTATGACGCCACGGAAGCCACGAACATCAAACTTACTCGTTCTGTGTAATCGCAGCGTAGCGAGAACCACTACGTAATCCCCAATAGGGGCTAGGGTGGGCTGGCTTGTCGGGGGTTGGCTCACCCGTTTATCTTTTAATCCCGACTACAAATGGACATACCCGACATGGACCTGAAAGACCTTAAACCTAAATCTGACACTATTGTTGTCACTCTTTATCACCCTGCAACCTTTGAGACCCTCAAAACCGAAGAGGGTAAAGATATGACGATTGAAATCTATGCCCCTCACTCTTTGAACTATAAAGAGGTCGTACACGAGCAAGGTAATCGTCAACTTGAAAAGATGCAAAAGAACAAAAAGTACAAGTTCACTGTGCAGGAACTCGAAGACTTCAGTATTGAACGTCTGGCAAAAACCACGAAAGACTGGCACATTCAACTGAACGGTACAAAACCCAAATTCACTCTTGCTAAAGCTGCTGAACTTTACAAGGAGTTTCCTTGGATTGTTGAGCAAATTCAGGAGGCTGTAGCAGATAACGCACTTTTTTTGACGGCCTGATTTCTGAACTAGAGGACTTTGCTGAACATGAGTTTCGGCTAAACCTCCCGACCTCTGGGACAGATAAGGCTACAAGACGCGAACATTTAGAAGCTGTAGAAAGGCAGTCTGGACAAACTCCTAAAGAATTGGAGGGGCCTGATCCCCCACCCTTTATGGAAAATGTCTGGTCTGCCTTTATTGATTTGAACACCTCCCGTCAATCCGGTATGGGGCCAAACCCGATCACCTTCCAAGAAATTGTTGCGTGGTCGAAACTTTACAATACGCCTTTGCGACCTTGGGAAGTTACCGCAATCAAAAGGCTTGACATGATTTTCATAAAGGTTAATACCGATGGCCAGTCTTGAACCAATTACAATCCCTGTTAATTCAAGCCAAATTCAAATGGCCATTGGTCAAGTCAACAAACTTGAGAACCAACTTGTTAGGCTAGAGAAGGCTCGTCAAAGAGGGATCATTACAGAACAACAGTACGACAAGGCTCTCGCCAACGTCTCTAAACGAATGAACCGCTTTGCTGTTGATACGCAACAGGCTGAGAAAGAGATTATTCGTTTTGGTAATGCCATCAAAGGCGCTAACATTCAAACTTTGAACAACCTTGGTCGTGGTCTGCAAGAAAGCCAAAAAGGTTTTGCCAGATTTGGTCTAGCTGCACAACAAGCTGGTTATCAGGTTGGTGACTTCTTTGTTCAAATTGCCTCTGGCACTAGCCCAATGGTTGCCTTTACGCAACAGTTTGCCCAGTTGGCAGGTTTCTTTGGTGGTCCTTGGGGTGCTGTTGTTGGTGCTGTTGCAGCTATTGGTGGTGCAGCTTACATTGCATTTACTCGGGCTTCTGAGGGCGTAGAAACCTTTCAAGACTCTCTTGACAAGGCTAGAGAGAGCCTAAAAGAACAAGAGTTTGAACTCAGTGTTGCCCAAGGTGGTTTTGCAAGTGCAGAGCAAAAAAGACTCTATGATGATCTTGCAGTTAAAATCGGAGAGTTAAACATACTTGAGGCAGAGCGCGCAAAGATAGCCTCGATGACCTATCAACAAGTCGGTGCCGCTCTACGTCTTAAAGATCAGGAAATAGTCGCTCAACAAGCTGTTGTGGACGGGGCTATTGAAACCATCAGGGCTATGTCTGATGCTGCTGATGAAGCAGAAAGGTTTGCCACAGAGCAAGAACTTCTTAAAAAAGGTCTTAGTCAGTCTACTATTGAGGCCATGAAACTTGCAGGCATTGATCTGGCAAACATTTCTGATGCTGCTCTGAACGCTCAAATCCTTGCTGCTAATCTTGGTATTTCAGTTGGGCTTGCCAGCGAGATTGGCCGACTTTCGGAAATGTCTCCGGGTGAACGTTCTGTTTACACCGGGGTTAAGACAGGTGCTTTGCCGCCTGCTGCACTTAACAGTATTGGTCTTGGTGGTGCAGGGTTTACGACAGATGCCAACGCCCCTATTGAAATGCCGGGGGCTATGCCAGACAATCCAGCCAAACCAAGAAGGTCTCGTGGTGGGGCTAAAACAGACGTTCTGGCAAATTTCCAGAAGCAGTTGGAACTCGAAAGAGAACTCCTTGGCACTTCGGAAGCCTATCAGAAAGTTCGTAGAACTCTTGGTGACACTTTCAAGACCACAAACCCTGAAATAGTTGCAGGTTTGGTTCAACAACAAGAAGAAATCAACAAGCTGGTTGAACTTGAGAAACAGCGTAAACAAGTGATGGATAGCGTCAAAAGTTCTCTTGAAGATGGTTTCATGTCTATGGTTGATGGAACTAAGTCTGTTAAAGACGCCTTCAAGAGTATGGCCGCTGAAATCCTCAAAGAACTGTATCGTGTTCTTGTGATTCAACGCCTTGTGGGGGCTATCTCTGGCGCTGTTGGGGGTTCAACAGGTTTCCTTGGTTTGACCTTCGGTGGGGCTAATGCTTCTGGTGGTTCTATGATTCCGGGTAGGTCTTACCTTGTGGGTGAGAATGGCCCTGAACTGGTTATCCCTCGTCACTCTGGCACTGTTGTCAATGCTAATCAGACTGCTAATGCTGCTGGTGGTTCTGGTGGTGTCACTGTTCAAAACAACATCACTGTGACTGGTAGTGACGCTGCTATGGTTCGTGCCGAAGTTGCTAAGATGATCCCACAGATTACTAACGCTACAAAAGCTGCTGTTATTGATGCCCGTCTTCGTGGTGGTCAAATGAAAGCAGCTTTCTCATGAGGAGAAAATAATTGGCTATTACGTACCCAGTTAATACCCCGACTAATATTGGTATTGCCAACATTACTCTTATGGCTGAAAATGCTGTAGCTATTAGTCAATCCCCCTTCACGTTCCAACAACAGATTGTAGCCCATCCCGGTCAAAGGTGGGCTGCATCTATCTCTCTCCCACCGATGAAGAGGGTGGATGCTGAGAGTTGGGTTGCTTTCCTTCTGAGCCTCTATGGTCAGGTTGGGACTTTCTTGTTGTCTGACCCTAACTGCCCTGCCCCTCGTGGTACTGCTACTTCGGCTACTCTTACGGGGTCTGTTGGAAGCACTTCTCCCACAATCACTATGACTGGCACTTTGTTGGCTGGTGATTATATCTCTCTGGGTTCTGGTTCATCTACTCGTCTTCACAAGGTTGTTCAAGATCGTTCTGGTAGTGGTACTATTGAAATCTGGCCTGCTCTTCGTGAAAGTGTCACAGATGCTGCTGTAGACCTCACAGAAGCTAAAGGAAGGTTCCGTCTTAAAGAGAATGTTACTCAGTGGAGCATCAACGAGATTAGTTCGTATGGCATCACCTTCGATTGTGTGGAGGCCCTATGAGTAGAGACCTGTCTGCAAGTCTTCTTGCCTCTCTTGATGATGAAGTGGTTTATCCCTTCTTTGCCATTGACATTGACTTCTCTAGTGGCCCTTTGTATGTGTGGTCAGGTTATGGTGATCTGACGATTGGTTCTAAGACATACCTTGGTGTTGGTCAACTTTTGAATGTGTCCTCTGTTGAGGAAACTACAGAAATTGAGGCTAAAGGTGCTACCATTACGATGAGTGGTATCCCCTCAGTTTTCTTATCATTAGCCCTTACGGAGCCTTATCAAGGTCGTGAGTGTCGTATCTACTTTGGTATGACTGGCGCACCCAGCGACTATATAGAAGTCTTTTCTGGTGAACTTGACCAGATGAACATTTCAGAAGAGTCTTCTACAGCAACAATCTCTGTAACTGTTGAAAACGTCCTTATTAAACTTGAACGCCCGGTTGTCAGACGCTTTACGAATGAGGATCAAAAATCTCGTTTCCCCGGAGATAGGGGGCTTGAATATGTGGCCTCTTTACAAGACAAAGAAATCTTCTGGGGAAGAAAAGCCAGTTAAAGAAAGGCACCCGACATGCCTATTACCTATCAACAAGAACCTCTTTTTAAGGTTATACCAGAGGTCTCTGAACTTCTGTCCCTTGATTGGTCAGAGGTGGGGAGATTTCCTCTTGATCCAGACTGGGAACTTTATCAAGTTTTAGAGGATAATGAAGCCTTAAAGATATTTACTGTAAGGTCTGACGGAAAACTTGTGGGCTATTTTTCTGTTGTGATAAGTCCTAGCCTTCACTCTAAAGGTAAATTCATTGTCGCTAATGATGTTATCTTTTTGCACCCTGACCACAGAAAAGGGCTTATTGGAACAAAGTTGTTTAAGTTCGTGGAAAGGTGTCTTCAAGACGATGGGTTTGAACAGTTGCAAGTGACTTACACAGAGAGGTTTGATATTTCTAGCCTCTTGTCTAGGCTTGGGTACATCAAGGTCGAGACCAAATTTGAGAAGAGGTTGAATTAGAATGGCTGCATCTGCAATTATCGCACTGGTCTCTACTGCTACGGCTGTTGCAACAACCGCAGGGGGGATTGCAGCATTTTCCTTCTTGGGGATGACGGGTTTTGCCGCTGTTGCTACAAGTTTTCTTGTCTCAACTGCAATGGGCGCAGCCCTTAACGCTCTGACACCTAAACCTAACTTGGCAGGTCTTACCAACTCTTCTTCCCGTGGTTATAGCATCGCTGGTGAAAGTGGTGCAGCCTTGGATCATCAGATTGTTTATGGTGAAGCCCGTGTTGGTGGTGTCCGTGTCTATGATTCTTCTACTGGTGTTGATAACGAGTTTCTACACCGTATTGTAGCTTTTACAGGCCACGAAATTGACGGTTATCAACAAATTTATCTTAATGATGAGGTTGTCACCTTAGATGTTAATGGTAATGTGACTTCGCCAGCCCGTTATAACGGTTTTGTCAGAGTTAAACAGTATTTGGGAACTACTTCACAAACGGCAGACCCCGATCTTGTAAGTGAGACATCTGATCTTACAGACGGAAGGTGGACCACAGATCATCGTCTTCAAGGTATCGCGTATTTGTATGTGCGCTTTAAGTATAGTGCTGACGCTTTTCCCAACGGTGTTCCAGCTATTTCAGCTAAGATTCGTGGCAAAAAGGTTTTTGACCCCAGAACCAATGGTGAAACTTGGTCTGATAATTCGGCACTGTGTTTGAGAGACTATATAACTTCTGAATATGGCCTCTTTCAGGACGGTAGTAAGGTTGAGGACAATCTTGTTATCGCGGCTGCAAATATTTGTGATGAAGTTGTTAGTGGGGAAAAGAGATACACTTGTAATGGAAGTTTTTTAACAAGTTTTGAACCCAGTCAAATACTTTCAGACATGCTTTCCTCTATGGGCGGTTTGTTGTGGTACTCTCAAGGCAAGTGGCGGATAAAAGCCGCTAACTATACCACACCAACTATCACTCTTGACGAGGATGATCTTCGTAGTGGTATTAGTCTTTCTACACGTCACTCTCGCAGAAGCAACTTTAACACCATCAAAGGCAAGTTCAAAGGGCCTGAAAGCGATTGGCAAGAGGCTGATTATCCGGTTGTAAGCGATCCCACATTTATATCTGCTGACAATGGTCTTATCAACACCCTTGACTTCCCGTTACCCTTTACGACTTCCTCGAAGACTGCACAGCGTATTGCTAATATTGCCCTTCGTCGTAATCGTGAACAGTTGACCTTCTCTGCTTCTTTTGGTCTCAAGGCTTTCCAAGTTGATGTTGGTGATTTTATCTATATCAACAACACAAGATTTGGTTGGTCTAACAAACCCTTTGAAGTAACAGGCTGGACTTTTGGTTTGACTGATGGGCTTGATTTACAAGTTCAGATGACACTCCGAGAAATTAGTTCTTCTGTGTTCACTGAGCAATCTGCAACAGTTTTTGAACAGAACAACACAAACCTCCCCAGCCCCTTTAGTGTTGCACCTGTCGGTGTAAATATCTCAGACGAACTTCGTGTTATCAACGAGCAAGTTCTCGGGATTATGAATATTGACCTGTCTTATACCAGTGCTTATGTTGATTATGTTGAAGTAGAGTATAAAGTGTCCTCTTCAAACATTTGGGTAAAAGGTGGTAGGACAGATACAACTAGACTAGAGGTTGTTGGTGTTATAGATGGTTATTATGATGTTCGTGCAAGGGCTGTAAATCAACTGGGTGTTCGTGGTGACTGGACCACAATCAATAACTGGTTTGTCTCTCCCTTTATTGATCCTCCTGCAAATGTGGAAGACTTCTTTGCCAATGTTGTGGGAGCAAACGTTCACCTAATTTGGAAACCTGTTGCCGACCTAGACTTGTCACACTATAAAGTCCGATATTCCAGTTTGACAACTGGGGCCACTTATTCTAATGCTGTGGATGTAGTCTCTAAGATTGCCCGTCCAGCTAATACTGTGGTGGTTCCTGCTAGAACTGGGACTTATTTTATCAGGGCTTATGATAAACTTGGTAATGGCTCTTTGTTGCCAACTTCTGTGGTTGTTTTTACAGAGGTCAGTGAAGTTGAAAACCTAAACGTAGTTGAAACTCTCCAAGAGAACCCCACTTTTAGCGGATCAAAGACAGATGTAGTTGCCACAAATGTGGGGGGTGTGTCTGCACTTATTCTAGACAGTGTTGGCTTGTTTGATAGTGCTCCGGGGAATTTTGACGATACACTTGGGTTGTTTGACCTAGGGGAAGGTGTTAAAGCCCTTGGAATTTACGAGTTCAGCAACTATGTTGATCTTGGTGACAAGTATCTATCTAGGGTCTCTGTAGATTTGAAAGTAACTAGGGTTGATTATGTAAATACTTTCGATTCAACATCTGGTGACTTTGATCTTCGTGAAGGTTTGTTTGATGGTGATCCTGAGACCTTTGACACCACATCTGTAAGAACTCAGGTCTCTTATACAGATGATGACCCTGCTGGTACACCAACTTGGAGTCCTTGGCAAGACTTCTTCGTTGCTGATATTTCGGCTAGAGCAATTCGCTTTAGGGCTTTGTTAATCAGTGAAGACCTTACAGCGTCTCCTGCGATAACAGAGTTGATTGCTTCTGTAGATATGCCAGATAGAGTAGAATCTCAAAGTGACTTGTCTTTTACGGGTTCAATCAATGTTACTTACCCCTATCCTTTCAAAGCAACACCTGCTATTGGGGTTTCCTTGGCGAACTTGCAAAATGGTCAAAGGTATGCAATTACAAGTAAGACACCACAAGGTTTCACTTTGACTGTCTATGATAGTGGTGGTGGAGTTGCCACAAATTCTGTAACACTCGACTATGTGGCCAAAGGCTACGGAAAAGGACTTTAATATGAGTCAACATGACTTTAACATCGCTAACCAAGGTTTCCCGGCTTTTCGTAGTGATTTGAATGATGCCCTTGTTGCATTGGCGTCTAATTCTTCGGGGGCTTCGGCCCCCTCCACTACCTATGCCAATCAGCTTTGGTATGATGACGCCAACAATCTCCTGAAGATGCGGGATGAGGCCAACGCCAACTGGATCACGCTTGGCACTCTGGATCAGGTCGCGAAGACGTTTAGCGTTCCGGCCCTGACAGGTGTTACCGCTTCGGCGGCTGAGTTGAACGTGGTTGACGGGGCTGACACAACTTTGGCACCTGCCATCTTGGCCAACCCGAAGAACTATATTGACCCTGAGAACCGCATCATCAACGGGGCCTTCGACTTCTGGCAGCGGGGGACGAGCTTTACGGCTAATGCCTATGGGGCAGATCGGTGGATTAATGGTGTTGCCGGAGGCACCGTTACTATGTCTCGTCAGGCGTTTACCTTGGGTGACACGCTCGGTAGCAATAGCCCGACTTACTTCCTTCGCCAAACAGTAAGCGGACAAAGCACGTCATCTCAACTTGCTCTTGTTTCCCAACGCGTTGAAGGCGTCCGCTCTTATGCAGGTCAGACCATCACAGTCCTTGGTTGGGCGCGTCGGTCGTCTGGCTCTGGCAATATGGCACTGAATGTCGAGCAGGCGTTTGGCACTGGCGGGTCACCGTCTTCTGGTGTCTATGGCGCGGGTCAGACCGTGACGCTTACCTCTTCGTGGGCAGCTTTTGCTTTGACGTTCTCTGTTCCGTCGATTGCGGGCAAGACGCTCGGAACCAACGGCAACGACTATCTCGCATTGAACATCTGGACTAGTGGTGGCAGCGACTACAACTCCAACACCAACAGCCTCGGCCTCCAGACCATCGGGGTTGACCTGTGGGGCGTCCACATCAAGGTTGGCACTCACACCACGGCGGCGACGGACCTCTACAAGCAGCCCGAATTGGGGCCTGAGTTGGCGCGGTGTCAGCGGTATTATGAAGTGCTGCCTTTGCAGACTTCCATTAACTACAACCTTATATCAACTCTTTATGGTGGAACGGTTTACTGGGCCAAATGGGACTATCGCGTGACAAAACGAGCGCCCGCAACGATAACTGGTGGCTCAGGCTTTACTGGGGCTTTTGCCTCGGAAAGTGCTGTATACTTCAACAACAACAATTCTAACTGGGTCTCTACTGCTGTCATTTACGCAGATTCGGAGCTTTGACCATGAACACTATGACCATCACCTCGGCCAAATACGTTAAGAACCCCATTAGCGGGGAGAACGCCTCCATCTCTGCCACCATAGACGAGCGAGAGTGCTTTGTCCCTCTGCAGCCCGGCAACCGCCACTACGACGAGATCATGGCACAGGTGGACGCTGGCACTCTGGTGATCCAAGAGGCGGACTGATGCAGATCGACAAGCAGGCTCACTTCTGGGCGGGTGCGGCTATCGCTTCTACGGCGGTAGCTTATGGTATCTCCCCAGTAGTGGCCTTCTTAGTCTCTTCTTTTATTGCGGGGGCTAAAGAAGTCTACGATAGTTTTGGTTACGGTACACGAGATAAATGGGATTTTGTTATTACTGTTGTTGGTGCTTCAACCGTAATCCCTCTAATTTTCATCTAAAGGATTACCACAATGTCTCTCAGAAAGAAAGTAGCTGCTGGTGCTGCGGCTGTAGTTATCGCAACTGCCACACCTTTCATTGCTAAATGGGAAGGTCTAGAGACTAAAGCCTACAGGGACATTGTGGGAGTTCCTACTGTCTGCTACGGGGAAACTCGTGGGGTCAAGATGGGTGATACTTACACTAGAGAACAGTGTATAGCAATGCTACAGCGAGGTGTAACTGAGTTCTACACCAAACTGCAACCTTGCATGACTAACCCTACCATCCCTGTGGGTGTTCAAGCCTCTATGCTGGAACTGGCCTACAATGTAGGGACTGGTGCTGTTTGTAAGTCTACCATGATGCGTCTCGCTAACCAAGGCAAGTTCAAAGAAGCCTGCAATGAACTTGGTAAGTGGGTCAAAGCTGGTGTTAGGACTGTCAGGGGTCTAGAGAACCGCAGGGCTGATAGTAAGGTCAATCTCTGCATGAAAGGGCTGTAGGATGCGTATCTTACTCTTGGTGGCCCTCCTAGCCCTAGCTGGTTGTGGTGGTGGCCCCTTGAGCCTCCTAACGGGTGGTGGCCCTAATGTAGCTGCCAACGTACAAGCTGGTAAAGAGAATACACAACAAGCTGTAGCAGTACAGCAAAGAACAGAAGCTGGACGAGACCTTGTACAACAAACTAATCCTGTTGTTGCACAAGAAATAAGGGACGTGAATATCCAACAGACACCTCTGTGGGTACTAGTCCTCCTTATCCTTGGGTGGTTACTACCATCCCCCAACGAAATTGCAAGATGGATACGAGGGCTATTTAAGAAATGAATTATCTTGAGTACATCATAGGAAGTGCCGTGGCAGCTATCTTCTCTGGTATTACTTGGCTAATCCGTAGGGTCTTGACTAATGAGAAACAGATTGCTTTGATGCAGGCTGAAATCCGATCCCGTGATCTTCGTCGTCAAGAGGATCGTGAGATTATGAATGAAATCAAGACTGACCTCAAGGAAGTGAAACGGGACATCATCGAATTATATAAGCGTGATCCCGATCACCCCTGACCACAACAACACACAAAAGAGAACCCCGCTCAGGAAATCAATCCTGAACGGGGTTTTTTTTATTTCTAATCGGCTTCGTAGCAGTACCAGACGACAGCCAGAACAAAAGCTAAGAAAAGAAGAGAAGCAATCATGCAGGATCACCCCAGTTGTAGCAGATGTAGACAGCCTGTTCTGGTGGTGCCTTACCTTGTCGCTGATCCTCTTGGACCCTTGCGATAATCTCTACAGCACTCTCTTGGCACTCTTTCTCAGTGTCATAGATAACACCTGATGTTGTGGGGTAACACATGCCAGTCATTGTGTTGCAGACTAGGAAGAGAAGAGTGACCATTAGTCTGATTCCAGTTCTTTGATAAGACGATCCAGATACCACCGAGCCTTCTTCAAGTCTTCAAGGGGTTTTGCCTTGTAGCGCCAACGGTGAAGATACTTCTTGGTGTTGCCTTCCAGATAGCCAGTATAGCCTTCCCACGACATGTTGTCCTTGAGATAGTCGATGCACTCGATACCACCAGTGTTGTAGTGTGCAGGGCTGTTTACTGCGTCTTTTTCCATCTTATCCCATTTCTCTTTGTGGTATTCGTTCACTACATCCATGGGGGAGTAGTATTCTAGGTTGTCCATCAGATGCCCTCTTTCTCGAAAGCAATGATCCAATCCTTACAGATGTCAGATCGAACAATGTCTTCGACACCAAACTCTACGATTGGGATGCTCATCATGTGCTTCTTTGCGATTGTGATGATCTTAGACAACCCAGAAGTCTCTCGGATGTCTGATTGGCGAATGTCCCCGTTGATAACCACCTTTGTGCCTTGACCTATACGGGTCAGGAACATCTTGATTTCTGCTACAGAGGTGTTCTGTGCTTCATCCAAGATAACGAAGGCGTTCTTGAAGGACCGTCCCCTCATTGTGGAAAGGGGAGAAAGGATAATATTGCCATTCTTGATGCCAGTTTCAAGTACCCCTTTTCCAAGTTGTTCTTCGAGAACATCAAGGACAGGTGCAGCCCAAGGTGCAAACTTCTCATTCAGGTCTCCGGGGAAGTAGCCCAAGTCTTTACCCACAGACACATTGGGTCGTGTCAGGATGATCTTATCTACCCTGCGTTCCAGATAGGCATTGGCAGCGTATGTGGCAGCGATGTAGGTCTTACCAGTCCCCGAGTAACCACAAACAATAACCTGATCGCTTGTGTTCAGGGCATTGATGTAGAGCCTCTGATTTTCGTTGTAGGGTTCTAGTCCTACAATCTTACTGATAGCCTCTGCATCTGATTGCTTATACCGAGACTGTCGCTTACCTTTGGGCTTCTCAAGTGGGGCATCACGTTTGGGGTTCATTGTTATTCAACCATTCTACAAGATTTTCATAGCCACCAATGTGTTCTCCCTCATACCAGATTTGTGGGACTGTCTTAAGCCCAGCCTTGAACATGAGTTTAACCATCATAGGGTGTTCTTTGTAGTGGAAAGCCCCAAAGGGGGCCTTCCGTTGTTGTAGGAGTTCCTTGGCAAGATCACACCAAGGGCAATCATCCTTCGTTATCAGGTAGAACATCTTTATCACCAAGATTGCCAAGGATGTATCCAACCATCATTTCCAGATCATCAATACGATCATTCTGGCGATATGTCAGATAGGCTAGAACGAACAAGATTGCGATTTGTACCAGATCAAGGAACATCAAGTCAAGTCCACAATTTCACAAGACCCACCAACACAGGCAAAAGTCTGTGAACCTTTGGAAGTATCCTCAGTCTCGTAGTCACTCAGTTTAGCCCAATCGATCTTAGGTGGCATGATAGCAAGCAAGTCTTCGTACTCCCGTTGACCAACTTCCTGATAAGGGGCTTGTTGGTAGCTGTGGTCAGAGTGTGGCAAGAAGGACACACCAGATACTTCATCGAAGTGCTTATAGACCCAAGCACCAACTTCCATCCACTCATTGTCACGAACAGTAACCGTGATCGAAGGTTTGTGTTCACACCAATGACGCTGATAGATCAACCACAACTCAAGCTGTTCCAGTGCAGTCATGTCGTTCCGAGTGATAGCCCCCTCGGGAGACTTCTGTGGGAAACTAAAGACTGTGGTAGTCTCGGGTTTCATCACACAAGGCTCATTCGGGATACCCTGATCCTTCATGAACTGCGTCAGAGGGTCTTTGTTATCACCTCTAACAGTGCGGATGTAATAGTTGCTGTGACGAGCATGGATACCAGAAGCAGAGTCCACGAGTTGAGATACTGTGCCACTCGGCTTGACGCAAGTAATCGCTGCACTAGCAGGAATACCAAGGTGTTTAGCCCAATCAGCGTTAGTGTCCACAGCCACATTCTTAAGATGCTCCAAGATGTTTGCAAGATCAGCACCACCAGACAGCATTTTGTTGTCCATGATGCCAGTCAACGACACACCCAAGAGACGCTCTTCCTCAGTATTCTTCTGCCAAATCTTACGCAGATATGGGAAGTGAGTATACGTCGATTGGATAGTGCCAAGGATCGTAGCCAGCTTAACTTTACGCTCAAGGTCTTTCAGGGTGTCCGTAGCCCGAACCACAACCTCAGTCAAGTTGCAGAACTGGTAGGGACGAAGGATAATCTCCGAGCAAGGATTAGTCCCAAACTCTTGATTAGCATCACGACGACCATTCTTAGCAGCCTGTTTCTTAGAGGCAGTACGAGAGAAGATACCACGCTCACCAGACTTGCTTTCCACAAGAGAGAGCCATTCACGCATGAAGGTTTCCATGTCAGGCTTCTCAGTGTAGGCCACAGAGTTGTTAGCCAAAGCCCGTTGAGCATTACCTTCCCACCACATGCCAGACTTAGCGTGACGCATACGATCATCCGACAGGTTCGACAGAGAAATCATTGCAGAGCGACGAACACCGCCAACCACAACAACCTCGCCAATCTTACACATAATGTCGTGACATTCGATAGACGACAACTTACGACCAGCAGCACCCTTGAACTTGTCAATCGTGTACTGGAAGAGTTCCACCAGAGGGGCAGGACCAGATGCACGACCACCAAAGGTCTTGAGTTTAGCACCAGCAGGACGAACCTTAGACACATCCCACTTAGGGATTTCCCCTGCATAGAGCATTGCAATCAGCTTACGCAGAGCCTTAGCCCAACCTTCCTTGCTGTCGTGGACAACAATAACATCCTCAGAACCGAACAACTGTTCAGGAACCTCGGGAAGTTTGCTGATGTATTGACGTTCCACAGAGAAGCCAACACCAGTGCCACACAGAAGGATGAACATAGCCTCGTCAAAGGACTTAGGATCATCGACAGGAAGATAGGAGCAGTTGTAGCCAGCCGTGTTGTCACGATCCAAGGCAGGGCCAGCAGTCATTACAGCCCGCATAGAGGGCATGACTTCCAGATTGAGGATAGCCTCTTCCAGTTCGTCAAGGACAATCTCGTCACGGGTCTTGGGAACAACTACCTTAGTCATGTAACGAGAGACAGTCTCACCCCAATTCTCGCGGCGGTTCTCTTCGTCCAACCAACGAGCATAGCGAGAAGTATGAATGAAGGACTGGTAGTCGGTTGGCAGGTAGTTACTCATGTTATTCTTTCCCGGCATTGTGTTTCATTATTTCAAGCGGTCGTCATTAAAGAGGGTATCTTCCTCAAGGATTTCTCCCCAATACAGTAAAGACCACTCCAACTCTCGCAAGATGTCCCGAAGTTTGTCCGAAGTAGTGTAGTCTTTCTTCTGGCGAGTTTCTTTCCAGACCTCAATAGTTTTGTAGTAGGTGTCTTTAGCTGAGTAGACTACCTTGTTCAACCCTAGATAGTTTTGGTAGGTTGTCAGGCGGGTTGAATCAATACTCATCATCGGTTATCCCCACTTCCTTTGATAACATTTCGTTGTTGGCGGTCACGAAGTTTCTTGATAACCCCGTGAGCAATTTCGTCCATCGTGTAGCCCAGTTCATGTGCAGCCGTGGCAACATACCACAACACATCACCAAGTTCAGCAGCAGCACCTACATCGTCAAAGGTGCCATCACGGATACCCTTCTTGATCTTACCTGCATATTCCCCTGCCTCAGAGGCTAGACCCAAAGCAGTATAGGCCAGACCTTGTTGTTTAGGGTAGATCGCAGTTTTCTGACACTCATTCTGAAACCAGTCAAAGTCACTGGTCCAAGCAAGTGCCTCAATATCCGTTTCGTTAATCACGGGTTCATCCTCTTCATCGTACATTGCCCACTTAGCCATTAGTAGTCATCCTCATAGCGTTCTAGGAAGATATAACCAAGATCATCTAGGATTTCAAGTACCTTCCACAGAGTTAGGTCATGGTCCTTCAAGATAGTCACAAACCCACGATCTTCGATGAGTTTCAGGATTTCTTGCTTATTCACGGTTTTCTTCCATAGAATGTTGTCTCAGTCTCGTTGTTGGTGAAGAGGTACCACGCATAGTTATCGACACCCTTCTTCTTGTTAGGTTCCCAGTACATCCGACCTACACTGACCACCTTAGCACATTTAGCCATATAGGGACCCATACGAACATTGTGCATATAGTCAGCAGGCAACAACAACCAAGTTGGTAGTAGGGTGGGCAGATGATCTAAGATAGGCTTTAGCATGTCCCATGTAAAGGGTGGGTTGGTGATAAAGTGAGTGACCTCTGGTCCTACCCAACTGAGAGCAAGACAGTTACGTTGCTCCACATCTTTTGTTTGTGGTTCAATGTCCATGGCACCCACACAGATAATGCCATGATGCTTACAGAGTTCATTCACCAGATCACCAGCCCCAGCACAAGGTTCGATGAAGGCTGTTGGTAGTGGCAGATGTTCGACCAGAGCATTTACAGCAGCAGGGTCGATTGTGGCATAAAAGTCACGACCCTTTCTCTCGAACTTATCGTTGTCACGTTTCCCCACTGTTGTAAATCTCCACTTCCATCACTACCGTTGCCTTTGTCTTTCGGTTTTCTGTGGCAAACAATTTAGCTGCCGCAATAGCCGTATCTTCTGTGTCATAGTACAGATAGTCTTTATCTACCACATAGACCCTGTACCCTAAGATTTTAACGTCCTTGACCATACTCTTTCTCCAAAGCCTTTAGAGAAACCCATTGCAGATCGTAGTCACCGTTCTCGACATAGCGTTTGATTACCACACCTTTTGACCATTCTGCATTGGCTTGTCCTGCCCATCGTTCCTCAGACCCTTTGAAACATCCTGCAACAAGGCCATTAAGCGGAGTAGGACGAGCATCCGCCTTCCGATAATAATGGAACTTGTGGCTATGACCAACAGTGCAACTATGAGCCAGCTTTTCGACAAGGCTGTAGCCATGATGCTTAGTAGACATAGCAGAGCCAAAGTTACCGCTACTAACGTAGTGGCCATATAGAACACCGTCGTACTCAGCAAGTGCAGGGCCTGAGTTTCGATACTCATGGTATTCATCGAACCAGTAGTCTGTTTGAAGATGGGAAAATGATATTCCATATCTACTACCTTCTAGTCGTGGGTCATGTGCGATTGCCTTCTTGATCCGGTTTTCGTGGTTCCCTTCAAATCCGATGCGGAAGGGGCGTTTCTTCTTGCTGATCTTGTAGCGACCCCAGATACGGTCCTGAGCCTCATTGTAGGCTTCAACATCCTTCTGGTAAGATTGTGCCACAATAGCCTGCGGGTAGCGAGTGTCGTAGGTGTTAAGCGATTGCATGTCTGCCCCATCACCGAGGTCAACCACATAATCAGGCTTCACATCTTCGATCAAGTCACCCAACCAAGTGAAGCGTTCATTGCTTACATCTGGATGGGCATGAGCGCAAGTATAGACGATTACAGTCTTAGTCAAAACGTGTCTTCCCATTCTAGAGGAATGATCTGATCGCAGAAGTGGTCCACAATCTCCATGGCATCGTAGAAGTCTTGGAAGATCAGGTCTTCCTCATGTAGCACTCCACGTTCATCCCGAAGGGTTACTGTCAGGACGTAGCCTTCTCCATACGGCAACCCAAACCCATCATCGTCAATATCCCAATCAGGAATTTCAGAGGAATGGATAGGGCCACTCAAGACGTTTACGATCTTAACCATTCGTCGGGTACCTCTTTGTCTGCATACTTGAAGTTGTTCTTGAGACACCAATCAGCATAGCTTGTCTTGGAGCCTTTGTTGATCTTGACCTTGGAGTTCTGGAATACAAACCGTATGTCCAGTTCAGGGTGTTGCTTCTGGATCAGAAGGTGTTTCTTTCTGTCCTCTGCCACAAACCTACCTTTAGTCTCTACCATGATCCCATTAGGAAGCACGAAATCGACTGTGTAGGTGTGAAGGCTTTCTGGGATAACGTACTTGATCTTTGTTGTTTCATACTCGACCTTCACACCCTGTTGCTCTAGTTGCTTGGCTATTCGACCTTCAAAGCCAGATCGGTATCCTCTAGACTTGGGGGTTCCCACAACTGGTCTTTTTCCCGTCTTAGCCACAACAGTCTCCCATTCATTACTGCACGGTCATAGTCGCCTTCATAAGCCTCAAGACAGCGTTTCCACATTTCTTGTTCTGTGGTAGCCCCATCAAGGATTTTCTTAGCCGTTACAGGTCCAACCTTATTGACACCTTGGATGTTGTCAACCCTATCACCAGTCAACAGTTGTGTGTAGAAGAACAACAAACCCTCTTCCTCACTAACCTCTGTCCACTCGTCTTTTGTGGGATTATACAACAAACCGGGTACTTGCTTGAAGTCTTTGTCGATAGAGACAATCACGGCATCTGGAAAGTGTTCGGTTGCCAAGATCGCAATAGCATCGTCAGCTTCCTCCCCTTCCGTCAAGATAGTGTTGTACTCTTCCGTGATGTAGTTTCGAGCAAAGTTCAGAAGCACAGGCTTTTCCTTTGGTCGTTGAGCCTTGTAGTCCTTGGCGACTTCGTGACGGAAGTTGTTAGCCCCCGTCAAGAAAGCAATATAGCGGAAGTCGTTTCCGTATCTCTCCCGCATGGCATCAAAGATGTGATTGAAGAGTTCATCAATCTTATCACAGACGCCCTTGATCGTATTACCCTCACTAGAGAATACTGCACGATAAGCTAGTGGATCAGCGTCAATTAGAACTAGCTTTGTCACGCATTACCTGTCAGGTTGAAGATTGTGGGAAATGCTAGAACCAGCACCTCTTTGATCTTACGGGCCATCACAACATGTTCCCACTGGGTCACACCGGGATCATCACGAACTTCAAGATAGTGCAACCAACTACGAAGAGTGCCATTGACATACAGGCGGCTCATGGTAAGACCTTCGGGGAGAAACACGCGAGCGCACTCTTTAGCCACCCCGTGTGCTAGGGCATTTTTGTAAGCTGCCTTGGCCTCTCCTGTGACACCTCTCACCTCTTCTTGCATTGTCTCTAGGGTATACGGAGGCAGATCATCAACACTATTCTGACGATTCTTGTTATCTTGCCGCCGGAACTCACGTTCAGTAAACTCGATTTCGTCAGAGTAGCGTTGACTGAACTCTTGGAAGCTGAACGAGCGGTGACGCAACAATTGTCGGGTAATATCCCTTGGCGCTTCCACCTCGACCACAGCATTGACCATTTCAAAGACTGACCAATGTTTGTTCTTGATACAGTAGTTCAGGAGTTTCTCTGCCGTATCGAAGTTGTCTTGGTTGGAAGGGTTGGAGACCCTAGCGCAATACGCAACTAGAGCCTCCGAGTTAGGGATACGAGCCTCGATTGTTGGTTGAGTAAGTCCAATCAGTCGGGCATTGATCTTTGTCAAGGTTGAGTTCCTACTTCTCGTCCATTGTCATACACAGCTACGATCTGGTCCACATAAGAGTAGCTGCATCTTTTCATAAAGGAGAGGAAAGCCTCTAGAACTTCTGGGACCGTCTCTGCCTCTACTTCGATGTTGACAGCACGATAATCATCACCGTCTCCGTTGTCGTACATACCAAAGGTAAAACGCATTATGCTGCCTCGTCTTGTTCAGGGCGAACATACTGGACATGCTCAAGGATTTTGATCTTGGTCAGAGAGGTCCGAGAAATCATCTTACCATCCTGACCAGCAAAGGTCGTAATCAGGTTAGTGATTTCTGCCTTGGAGCCATTACCAATCAGACCATCAGTTTCAACATCCCAAGTCTTACCATCAGGGCCAAGAACTTTCGGTGCGCCACCAGCTTGGGCAATCACATCACCACTCTTAGCTTTGACCAGATGTTTACGTTCAAACTTGACAGCCAGTTCACCTTCCATAAGACGTTTCTGGATAGGCTTCTTCTGAGAGCCTGCCTTTTGCAGTTTAGCAAACTCGTCTTTGGTCAGGATTTGAGTGACCGTGTAGGCACCTTCACAGTCGTCGTAGGCACCTTCGTAACCGTTCATTTCACGGTTGCCTTCAAAAATCTTAGCCCATTCAATCGGGCCAACAGTCGTCACTTCCTTGTAGGTGGTCTTAGCCATTTAACTCTCCTTTGTCGGGTTCGGGACAGATCACACTGATTCTGTCTTCGGGTGGTTGATATAGTTGTAATTACAACTCTTGTCAACTGTATCTAGTGTGTTTCGGCATAGTTTTTTCCGACTTGCACATCTACATCCAGCAGGACATTGAGTTTTAGTTTGTCGTTAGTCTTCTTGATAGCACCCTTGAGGATACCACCAATGTATTCCGAAGTAGTCTCAGGAACATAGAAACCAACTTCGTCGTGGAACTGCATAGCAATCTTGATCTTAGCCTGTCGGCAGTAGAACAACCAAGTGTCAAAGCAGTAGACACCTGTAGATTGGTTAGCAGTAGAGAACCGATCCTTTTCAGACCGGAGATTGTGCCAGAACTTGGAGACAGGGTTCTGTAGCCACATAGAGTTACCCACAAGTTTGACCTTGAAACTCTCTGTTGCTTTGACCACAGAATGATTCCGTTCCCAGTAAGCCTTGATGATTGCTGTAGCCTCTTTAGGGGTCACACCAATCTCTCTGGCAAGTTTAGCTGCACCCACACCGTAGACACAGCTATAGTTAGCAGCCTTGTATTTTTGCCGGATGGGTTTGAGGTTAATCTCCCCTCTGGCATGTTTCGCTGCATCTTCTGCGGTGATGGCCCCAGCAAACTCCGCAAGGTTAAGGTGGGGGTCAAATCCCGGTTGGCTCATTTCCTCTACATAGGCAGGATCGTAGGGCTTCATGTAGTGACGTTTTGTGGTATCCTCCAACGACACCATGTCTGACCCTACAAGATCGAAACCATCAGGAGCAATCAAGCACCCTCTAATCTCTGCTCCCCAAGGCTTGTCCACCTTCGGGATATTAGCTAGAGGTTTAGCATGTTTGAACCTGAACGTGTTCGTAAGACCTGCCACAGAAGCAACAAGCCAACCATCTGTGTGACTATCCAAGAGGGCCTTGAAGAAAGCCTTACGGTGACGGATCACTGTCAGACCTTCCAGAATTTCTACTCCGGGGGCTTCCTCTTTGAGTTTGATAACGCTTTCACAAAGTTGACCATCCTTCCTCACTTGGGCAATACGCTTCTCTACGCCAGTCTGCTTGTTCTTGTCGTATTTCCACGTCTGGGGGTCCCACCCAAGTTTGTAGAGCCAGTCCTTGACCTGAGTGTCGCTGTTGGGGTTGGCATCTTCCCAGTCAACGATCATTTCCACCTGATCCCCCTCAAAGGTAGATGGCAATTCGGATTGAAAGAGAATATTCATCCATTTCTTCCAAGCCTCGGTCATAGTCCCGTCCTTCTTGAACTTCTGTGCAGGCTTCTTGAAGGTCTTGTAGACAGGTTGCTTAGGCATAGCCTTGACGAGTTCCTCGAACTTCTCTTGTTGGAGACGGTCAAGTTCGTCGTAGTTCTTCTGTGCGCGTTCTACATCAAGGCGGACACCAACCTCTTCTGCCTCCCTTGCACAATCCATCTTGAAACCAAGGTAGTCAACAAGACGAGCAGCTTCTTCCCAGTTGCCATAGAGTTTCAGGAGTTTAGTCTCCAACTCTTTCCAGAGACGCCAGTTGATCTTAACGTCTTCCACACAGCGATGGGTATACTCTTCATAGGTCAGAGTAGACCAATCCTCGACCTTGGGCTTAGGGACACCGTATTCGATGCCGTAGCCCTCTAGACCATGTGCAGCACGTTCAAAGTTGATGTACCACGACAAGGCCAGAGTGTCGATGAACTTTGTGTGGTTCAGATTGACACCAAGGATTTTGTTGAAGGTCGGAAGATCGTGCCGGATAGCGTTATGGGCAACAATCCGGGTATCTTTCTCCAACAACAGAGACTTCATAACTTCGTAGTCATTGGTGTGGTGATAGGTCTCCCCATCTTCCGTCCAAGCAACCACATGAAGTTTGGTAGCCTCTTTCCACAGACCGTCACTTTCACTGTCCAGCACAATGATTTTCATGCTTCTAGGAACTCCTTTACCTTCTTGAAGGCCACATAGTATTCAATGGACTCTTCACGATCATCTGGGTGAACAAACCAAGTGGCAGTCCCCATCGCTTGTTGTTTGTGGTGTTCCAACCAATAGTTGACCTGATTGAGAAAGATTTCATCAACAGTGTCAAGGCTTAGTTCAACCATTACCTTAGACATTCTGCAACTCCTTGATTGCTTGTTCTTGACCACGAAACCAACCACTACCAAATGCCCAATAAAAGTCATTTAGATTGAGGTTGTGTTTCTCAAAAATTTCTCTACGGTTTTTGCTGATGTAGCTTGAACCCTCTAGTGGTTCATCCAACCATTTCTCAAAGGCTTCATCCATATTCACCAGCCTACTCCTTTTTCAGTTAGGGTGAAGGTTTCTCCATCAAAGAGAAGTTCACCAGCGTTTCCTTCAAGACCACACGGACGGTTCTTCTTAACCACAAGCCGTGTAGTGTTACGTTCTAGCATATCACTGGCCTCTTTGTCACGTTCAAGGTCAATGATAACAGATGCACGTTGACCAATCATTCGACAATACTTGAAGTCACCATTGTCGTTTGTGTGGCCAATCGTAACGATACCAACATTCAGATCAGCAGCCAGCTTAGACAGACGAACAGACAGATCAGCCAGTATAGCTTCTTTGCTTTCGTCACTGGATACTGTCACAACGTCTTGGATAGGCTCAAAGAACACATACTTGCAACCATACACCTGAGTAAGAACCCTGATCTGTTCAATCAATTCGTCAGGACCATCCTCTTCCCGAAGGTGGAACTGCATGTAACCAGTGTTCCCAGTGATGTATTTAATAGCTTGTTCCACATCTTGCAAGCGGTTCTTTTCGTGGATCAAGTCTTTCCGGGTCAGGTTGTCGTTAAGGTAATAGGATACCACACCAAGAAGTGAACGTAGCTTAGTTTCTTCCAAGTGCCATGTGGCAAACTTCACCTCAGGATAGTTCTTGATGAAGTTGTATTCCAGATAGCGCATGAACTCAGATTTACCAATACCCGTAGGGGCTTTGATAACAGTGAAGTGTCCTTGCATGATCCCAAGGATTTTATCGTCCAACCCAACAATCCCGGTAGGCACATAGGAATGGTCAGGGGTGTCATGCAACAGTTCAAGGAAGTCTTCCTCTGAGGCATAGATGTTGTCAGGGGTAAAGATACCAGAACTGTACCAACAGTTACGATACTTGTCACCTGCATCTGCCATCAGAAACTCATTAGCGTCCTTGAACACATCATGAGGCACCTTGTAGACCCTGTTAGGGAACAGGTTCATAAGGGTGATAGCAAACTTCTCTGCCTTATCGTCAGCATCCAGAGAAAGGTAAATCTTCTCGAAGGAGCCTAGATAGTCCTTGCAGTTCTCCAACAGTTTCTTGGAGGGGCTTGCACTAGGAAGAGAAACCACAGGGTACTTCGACCCAAGCATCTGAAAGGCAGACATAGCGTCCAGTTCGCCCTCAGTGATCGTAATAGCCTTAGCTGATCCAGCAGGAAACTTGTCCATACCAAACAGCTTGTCACTCTTGAACCCTTTCCCAGCAGAGAACTCCTTGGGAAGATACCTAGTTTTTGTGGTTCCATCAGGGTACACATAAGTGTGTTTCTGTGGAAGATCGTCCTCTACATAGGACTTTACCCCATAGAACTCCATAGTCTTGCTAGTGACCTTGCGGCAACCAACATGTTTCCAGACACCTGTTTCTACAGGCTGTTCTAGTATGTCTTCTACAACCGATAGCACAGGCTTCCTCTCTTTCTTATCAAGTGGGTAAACTTCTTTGGCCCAGTCATAAACACCCTTCATTTCCCCCTTCATGGGGTAAGACCTTCGACAACTATTACAGAAGCCAACCTGCCGCTCAGTTTCCCACGAAAAGGCATCAGAAGAGCCACAAGCAGGATAAGGGCAAGGTTGACGGTTTACATGTGCATCAGCCATCTTTCTTCCCAAGATTTCGTACAGCGTTTAGAGCATCCTGAATGTCAACACCATAGGCTGCACAAACAAGGACAAGTTCAAGGCCATACTGAGCCATAGCCTGAGTGGCTGCGTGGTTCATGTCGAAGGCATAAGTAGCACCACCATCATCATGCTCTACAACCTTATCGACACCAATGTAGAAGATGTCGTCAAAGACTTCGTTTGTGTCATTCATCGTCGATTTCCTTTTGCAGACAAGCCACAATCATTTCCGCGATAAGGTGGCAAGCCTCTGGTTCAACATGGTCCATACCCTCGTCAGGCTCCCATCCACCATCAATCTCTCGCTGGCTTGGTTTAGGGTAGTGTCCGGTAAGATCAATACGGACTGTGTAGTAGTCACCGTTCTCGTCATCTACATTAACGAAAATCTCTGTCTCGTAGTATTTACTACGAAGGGGTTGCAGACTTGCACTCTTAATCTTCATCTTACACCTCTTTCTTGAAGTAGACAGTGTACAAGAAACTTTTGTTGTGCTTCTCTCGAAGAACAGTCACAAGTTCCCAACCTACATTACCCATCTTATCTAACCACGCATGTTGGGGTGGAGACCATGTTTCTTCTACGTGGTAGTAGAACTGCTTCTCGCTCATTCGTCAGTCTCCATAAAGATGTAATACGGACAGTCCTTGCTTGGTGTCGGTGAGAACACTGTCTGATACGTAGGGTGTCCCGGTGTCTTACGCATACACGTTCCCTCTAGGGGGCAGTCCTTGCTGATGCACCTTGAGTAGTCGTAGGGTAGAACTTTCCACCTCATTTCTTCTCTCCCTCTAACGTCACAGCTTCTCTCCCTCAATCTCGGCCAGCGTGGTGCGGGTCATTTCATCTGCTTCGTCCAGCGCGGGCCACGGGTATGCAAGGCCGCTGTCAAGACGGACACACACAGCAAAGCCTGTCTCACCACATACGGTGCCACCGCTTAATCTCCTTCTCCAACTCCTCCGCATAAGCCTCGGCCTCCTTGGCGTCAGCACGGGCGGCTTCGAGTTGTTCGGCCAAGGCTTTGATGCGGTCGGCTGCTTGTTTTGCATATGCACCAGCTTTCCAGCGCAGCGCCTTCGCCAGTTCTTCGTCAGTCATCCCCTTGGCCTCCGCTGTTTGCTGTCTTTTCCGTGGTTTTCGTGAAAGCCCAGCCTTGACCTTGCAAGGTTCGCTTCCGCTTCTGCCTGTTCTTTGGTCTCAAACCTTCCAAGCCAAAAGCTTTTTCCGTTAATTCGCATGGCCGCCATCCACTTCTTGTTTTTGCTGTCCCAACTCACCCCCTGCGTTCCGCTTGCGTTGTCGCTGCGGAGTTTCTGATTTTGAGAGTTTTCAGCAGCAGTTACAGCCCTGAGGTTTTCAATCCTGTTGTCGGATGGATCACCATTTATGTGGTCGATATATTTTGGAGGCTCTTCTTCGTAGAAGATTGCCCACGCCACTCTATGGGCCAGATAACTTTTCCCTTGGATAGCGCCGTGAAGGTGGCCCCATGATGTTTTGCTGGTGAACGCTTCCTTGCCTGCATAATGCCCGTTCCAGCGGTTGCAGTTTGCTTTTTGGCCACCCATTCCGTCTTTGAAAGAGGTGTAGTCAGTTCTCTCTTTCCAGAAAAGCTTTCCCGTAGTGGGGTCATAGCGCAAGAAATTGCCAGCGATTTCACTCAGCATTTCTAGGTCTCCTCATCTTAGACTCTTTCCAATCCACTGTCCCGATCTGCACGATGCCGGGGAAGTCGTCGATGCGGATGCCGCTGCCGTTCAACGGATAGTTGGTGTATGAGGCAAAAACTTTACCATTCTCGTCTCGCATCACAGTCTCAACCCAATCAGGCAGCTTCTCCCATGCGATCACGTCTTGGGTCAGCGGCAGGGGGACGGTGCGGTAAACCCAATCTTTGTAGGTGTCGCCCATGAAAGTGATCTCCTCAAACGCGCCGTCACTATAGTGGACCTTAAACCTAAGATCGTCGGTCAGATCGAATACTCCACCAGAGTTGTTCTGGTCGTAGGTAAAGAAGCGTGTCATTCGTTGTTCTCCTCTCAGGGGTCCAGCATCCTAGCTATGTTGTCTCTACAGGGTTGTCAAGCATAATTACAACAAAAATTTTCTTTCTGGGGGTCTTGACAGAACTTGTGATTACAACCACATACTAAAATGTCCTTTCCGCCAAGGTTCCATATACCTACAAGGATGAACGAAAAGGATCATTGATTATCCACTATCTAGTAATCTTCTTCTTCCTCTTCTACCTCAAGGAAGTCCTCAATGAGGTAGTAGTAGTCATCTACATTGAAGATCATGATCCAATCCTCTCCAAGATGATGTTTGATAGACTCACTCATAGTCATCTTCCTCATATTCATCGAAGTCAGGTTCTTGAGCATCTTGTTCTTCTTGGCATTGTTCACACAAGATGAACAAATCATCATCCATCTTGATACCACAGCAAGCACAGCGTTGCAGGATGTTAATCATGTCTATACCTCATCAATGAAGTGGAAACCACAGACTACCAGTTGTGATCTGGTAATGCCTGACGTGTTGTAGTTCTAGCAGAACAGCATCACATTTGTCGAACTCTCCATCCCACTCATATGTACTAGCCATTTGTTCTAACTGTTTGATGAGTAGATGAATAGGGACTAGATACTGTTCCTTGGGTGTGGGATGCTCTGATGCAGACATGTTACTTCTCCTCTATGCGCAACGAAGTGAGCATTATTCTTCCAGATAGAAGATGTGTTTACCATACTTGCCCAGAACAGTCAACTTCTTTGACCAGTAGGGGGTAACTTTGGTGTTGTGGTAGTGGGATGCCCCCAGACCTAAAGTACCCCCTTCTAGGGCCTTATATGCAACCTCTACAGAGGTATCCCATGCAGGATCATCGAAGAGAGTCTCTAGATCAAGGGGCTTGCCCAGTCCACTGAATTGTTTGTGGTCAAAGGCAACATCACAGACCCTATCAGGATACATATCTGACTGGACCCTGTTAAGTACTACCTCTGCCACAAGGAGTTGACCGTCAAGAGGTTCTCCCCTTGCCTCAGTGTAGACCACAAGGGCCAGACAGAAAGTTGACAACATCAGTTAAGGTATCCCTCATATTTGGGTTGTTGCTTCTCAGCGTAGCTAACAAGAGTAGCCATCATCACAGGACCAATTTCCTCTACCGGGGGGTTGTACATTTCCAGATAGGTCAGGATGATTGCCCCAAGGGTCAGAGAGGTAGCATGTTTCGGGAACTTGTCTTGATATTCAATGAAGAACTGTGACCACTGATCGTCAATGGCTTCGTGTTCGGGGCTAAATACAGACAATTTGTCCATAGTGATTTCCTTTTGTGGTCAGACCCTTGTGGGGTGGTTTTCTCATTTCAGGTGAAGTACGCGGTCCAGATAGAAGCTGATCCATGCCTTCTTTTGCAGATCGTAGAAGGGCTGCAACCCAATCGCCTTCATGTGTTCCGACTGCTTGAAGCCACGCTCAGAGCCAATGATATGGCTAGAGGGACGAAACAAACCATTAGCAACACGCTCAGAGCCATCAGCCTTGAGGAAGGTCACAGTAGCGATACGGGTGCCACGACCCTTGATGAAGTCTTTGACAACGACGGGCGAGATAGTGTCGATGGTGGTCATTGTGTATCTCCTTTTGCATCTTGTATTCTAGATACCTGATCTAGACTGATTCGTCAACAGAAATCTACAGGCCCAGCTTCAATAAAATCTCGACCTTCTTCTGTCAGCCAAGACCCATACACATTGCTGCCATGTTCTATAAGCCAGAACTTGTCCAGAAAGTGAGCAATAAACTCTGCAACAACCTCTGGCTTCTCTTTAACCACAGCAACAAGTTTGTGCAGCCCATACTCACGGGGTTCAAAGGTTTCTAGGCACTCTATGAGCAACTCATGGACCTGATCGGGGTTCCCACAACCACAAAGACCTATTACACCAAAATACATGGCCTCTTGCTTTGTATCGAACTCTAGATCATTTGCCACATACATATTGGTATCTTTGTTGAATGTTACTTTACTCATTTTCGTCACCCCACAAACCAATCCGTTCAGCTTCCTCAAAGAAGCCCTGTTCTACCTGTGCCTGCCACGTCCCCACAGTCTTTGGGTCAACAACAACATAGATAGCCAAGATTACAGCGGTTGTGGTTACAAAAGCCCTCACAAACAGCGCAAGAGTTGCGCCTACAACAGAACCAAGATAGTATTTCATTTGACTTCATCCCTCATTGCTTTGATGTAACTTACAGCACCATCAAGTGTGTAAAACTTTAGCAGTCTTTCTTCAAACAGTCTGTTTTTCATAACTGTTTCTACTTTGACATGCCATGTGTCTTGATACCTACCTTTGGTATTGAACACCGTGTACAATCTCTCACCGACCACAAAGTTTTCAAGGTTCATTTGATTTCCCCAATCTCAATCAAAGCATTGTGAGCAATGAAGTAGGCATCACCATATATCCCATCTGTAATCTTAGTTAGAGCCTCGACAGCCTTATTAAGCGATGCTTCCAACACCTCTACATAAGCCTCAGCCTCTTCAGCATCTTTCACAGCAGCAGCTAAGGCTTCGTTTATGTTACTGTGCATTGGATAAGTTTTGTTAGTCATTTCGACTGCACTTTCTTCATAAACTTGATCCCATCCAGAAACGCTTGAGCCTCTTCAAGAGTTTCGCACTTATAGGTTACATCAAAGAAGGTTGGCCCACCTCCATCCTCTGTGGCAACATCCTTTACGATCATAATCTTCCACGGTCCAGTATATCCAAACACGTCTTTCATCTTGTTCACTCCTTTTTTAGTATTGACCTAACTCCACCAAGAATGTCAGAAGCCACCTTAGCCCGCCACTTTTCTCTACGTTGAGACGTCCCAGAACCTTTTTCTTGCGCTGACCGCTGGTAGTGCTTAACCCTGTCTTCGATATGTTTCACAAAAAGGTCAATATCTGTTACAAGAGAGTATATTTCATCAGCAGCCTCTCGAAAGAGTTTGTTGTCTTCTAACTCCCTGTCTGTAGACCAGAATTGCTGAGACCTCTCTCTTAGTTTAAAGTAAAGTTTAGTGTTCATTTCGATTGCACCTTATATGAGAGTTCTTCCATCTTGATGTCTTCGATGATCTTCAACAGCATCTGTTCGATATTCAAGAAGTCATCATTAGCTTTGTCAAGAGCATGTGATGCCTCTACCAGACCAGTTGCAACAGTGTCATAACCATGTTGAGTATATTCTTGACCCTCTACAACCCAAGTAAAGGTCCGATCAGCATCACGGCGATTGTCGTAGGCACGGCAACCAGCAGCTTTAACGTCATGGATCAGGTCCAGAAGGTCACGGATGATGTTCTCGACGTACATTATACCACCCCATATTCTTTGAGTTGTTTGATTGCCACAGCACGTTCAAGTGCATCGTCACCGGGATTGAAGTAAGACAGCTTCAACCAACCAAGGACGTAATGTACACTCTCCTGCTCAAGCATCTTGTCGATCAGCATCTTCTTGATTTCACTTGTGGTCATGTCATCGTAGTTCATCTGGTCATCTCCCGATCTTGATCTGGTCCTTGTCGAACCGTTCCATAGCCATGTCATATATGATTCGCATCACAATGTCAACAGCTTTGTCTACCTTGTCCCACTTACCTTTAAGTTCCAGTATCTCGTAACCTGCAAGACCGTTCATTACATCGGACTTGTCGTCAATGGATTGACCAGTCACCTCTGTAAGTGCAACAGAGAAGATGTGTCCGAGTTCCCGTACCAGTTGGATAGCCTCTTCGTTTGTCATGTTCAACCTCTTTCATTTCTGTTGTACATCATCTAACTGATTCGTTTGTGGTTGTCAAGAAGTTTGACGAACATTTTCCACGATAGGGTTCAAAGCTGCGCTTTTCCACTACAGGGGGGTTCCCTGAACAATTTCCACTATAGGGGGTTCAGACGAGTTCTCGTCGCAAGCGACTGCGAGACGATCATTTTCCACTACAGGGGGTCAGAACCCCTGCAATCGACCACAAACCCTGTTCTTGATTCGTTCTAGTCTTGGTCAAGGCATGACTCTCCACTCTCGCACGATTCGCACGTCGAGTCAAGTAACATTATTTGTTACAAGAGATTCCGACCGCGCAGCCTCGGTGTTTTATGCGACCGCCATGAAGCTGCCCAGCCGAGTCCTTGCCCGGTTCATGAATTGAATATGGCTGATTCGGTCCAGCTTGTCAAGCGCCTTTGCAAGAATCCTTCCCCATATTATATAGTGCAAATTTTTTTTGGTTTTCTTGTTTTGCCCTGTTGCGAATCGGATTCGCTTATGCCACAAACAATCCAACGCAGCACAAAACAAGGACGCAGAAAATGGAAGTCGCGCTTTTGATCCTGTCAATCTGGGGCTTTGCCGCCCTTGTGATTTTCGCAGAATAATGGGGGAAACACCGTGAAAACCGTTTATTCCACTTATACAAGCGACGATTTGGGCGTGGAATTTGTCGCATCCTATGGGCGCTTTGACGATATTCCGCCCGATGTGGATGTGCTTTCCTTGCATATCCTTGGCGAAAAGGTGGTTTTCCATACCCTGCCCAAGGGTCTGCAATCTGCTATCCTGAATCTTCACTCTGACACTCTGTAAAGGAAGCCCGACATGATCAAAACCTATGCACTCGCAATCGAAACCGAAACCGGCCTTCGCGTTATGCCCTTCGGCCCGTTCACCTTGGCCAAGGCGGAAAGCTTGCGCGATAGCATGGCACAAGCCGGAAAGCCTGTCCTTGTTCTCAATATCAACGCGGTTTAAGGGAGAAAACTATCATGACTCTTGTTGTCAAATACCCGTCCAAAAAGGACCTTAAAGAGAATATCGGAAAGCCCTTGCGCTTTATCGAAACAAGCCTTTTCGGGCCTGAATATAGCCCCAATGGGACTCTTACTGTAGCCAATCGGCCCCATATCACGGGCCTAGGCCGTGAATTCTTCGCTAGCGTCACCATGGCCAATGGCCTGATAACTAAGGTTGTCTAAATCATGCAAACGCATCTGACTCTTGTTTCTCGCAACGTCAAAACGGGGCCGATTCCGGTATCCACCACAAGCGCCGAGTCTTGCCCTATAGCTTGCCCTTTCAACAACGCTAACGGCTGTTATGCCGCATCCGGCCCCTTGGCTATCCACTGGCGCAAGGTGACTAACGGCCTAGCAGGCGATTCCTATGGGGCTTTCTTGGATAAGGTGTCGCGGCTCATGAAGGGGCAGCTATGGCGGCATAATCAAGCGGGCGACCTTGTGGGGGAAGGCGATAGCCTAGACGTTCAAGCCTTGGCCCTCTTGGTGAAGGCTAACAAGGGCAAGCGCGGCTTTACCTATACCCACAAGCCCCTTGCAACGCAGGCTGAACGTGACGCCATTAGAGACGCTAACAAGGGCGGGTTTACTGTCAATCTGTCAGGCAATACCCTAGATCATGCTGATACCCTTGTTGATCTAGGCATTGCTCCTGTTGTTGTTGTCCTGCCCCATGATGCGACACAGAACACAGTTACCCCCAAGGGCCGCAAGGTTGTTGTCTGCCCCGCAACGCAACGCGACGAGGTATCTTGTGCATCTTGTGGTCTATGCCAGAAACAACGCGACTCGATTGTCGGTTTTCCGGCTCATGGCCCTAGCAAGCGGAAAGCCTCTGCAATCGCAGCAAGCTAACAGGAAAGGGGAGTCTCTTGTTCTACATTCAAGATAGGCAAGGCCGTTTGTGGTCACGCAGGCAAAACAAACCCATACCCAAGGACGTTTGGAAAACATGGACTATAGATGAAATACAAGGGCAATGCGGATACCCTAGCTTCAAAGGATGCAATCAAATAGCCGTTCGCCTCTATCGCAAAGGATTCTATCCGGCAACATGGGGAGCGATTGAAAGAGACATTCGAAGGGGCTTATTCCTTGTCGCATAAACCCTGCCCGATTCCTATGTAAAGGAGTCGGGCTTTTCTTTTGTGGTCATACTGTTATGGTATAACATAGCGTATATTTAAGCCGCCTATCTGCATATTTAAGGATGTGACTGATTATGCTGAAAAGGCTGCCGATTCGTCTCTCTCCCGCAACAATTTGATTTGTCAAGATAATTTTCTGCACATTTTATCGTTGTCGGACCACTGTGGCAAATTTATCACAGGCGAAATTTCCTCTTGACACCCCCATGGGACCCCCAGTATTATGCGGCGGGGTGATTCGGGATAGCGTAACCCGGTATATAGCCAAAGGAAAAAATTTGATTGGTCAAGAAAATACAAAGAAAAATCAAATACTTGTCAGATTTCTACAAAAAAAACAAAATTTTTTAGGGGTTGCCCCTTGACAACAGTTATAATTACACCCATATACTAAAAGGTCTTTCCCCCACCCCCGAGAGATATATATTCTATAAGGTAGATGGAAGAGGTTCTCTATCCTATAAGGTAGTACCCCAAAAGGTACTCTCCTAGCAGGTAGAGATAATCATCTATAATATGATATAGATACTAGAGGGTACTATCCTAGCTGGATCATACCACAACAAAGATACTTACAGGTTCTCCACTTGAAAGACAGTTAATCATCTACTATATAGAGATTCTCAAAACTCTAGGAAGGTAGAGCAACATGGACTATCTTGGTTACACAGTAGATGATCTGAAATCTATCTTGTATTATGATCCTGATACAGGGGAGTTTACATCTAAGGTGAGTGGTAAGGTTGTGGTAGATAAGACCTTCACCTACAGGAACCCAGTTACCAAGAAGGTAGTGTGCTTTAACCTGTCTAGGGTAGCTATCATGATTATGACTGATGACTATCTTGATCCGAAGGACAAGGTTCAATGTAAGGATGGGGACCGTTACAATCTCAAATACTCTAATCTTGTTGTGGTAGACCACAAGGGTATCTACCCGAAGAGGAACATTGAGAAGAACTACTACCTTGAGACCGAGGAAGAACACATCTATGTTGGAACCTTGAACAAGTTGTTTGTGGTTAGGAGGGGACCGGAACAAGCTGTCTATCGTACCTACAGCAAACAGAAGGCTATAGAGGTTAGGGATCGGTGGTTAGAATCTGGTAAAACTCTGCATGAATGGGACGAAACTATGCCCATCTTATTCAGAAACTGAAGGTTTTGTGGTAGAAAATGCAAATAAAGTTGTATTTTTATCACTCTACCCCTTGACAAGAGTTGTAATTACAACTATATATACACGAGCAAGCCGCAACCATCACATTCTCTCACCGAATCATTCTATTACGAAATGGGTGCCGATGTGGCTTGCTACCTTCTCTCCATTACTAAGAGAAATAGAAATCTACATTGTAGAGGTTAAAGATATGGCTGAGAAGCTGAAACACAATCTCCACATTGCTACCTACATTCGTAAGGCCATTCGGGCTGGTGTAGCAATGAAGGTCATCCTTGACGAAATTCAAAAATACGACAACGCTCCGTCTTCGATGAACGGTATGTACAAGACTTATCGTCAAGACATCGCCACAGCAAGGGCTGAAATCCAAGAACTAGTTGGCACTGTTGTGGTAAACAAGGCTTTGGATGGAGACCTAAAGGCTGCTGAACTCTTCCTTCGTAGTAAGGCTGGTTGGAACCCGACAATCAAGGTTGAAGAAGTTGACCCCGAAGAAGTCAAAGAGGACACTGGGGCTATTGATGATCTTCTTGCACTCCTTGGTAAGAAACGTAATGACAAAACCTCGGACAATGACTAAAACTGTTTGAGGTCTTGTAACAAAGGTGTTTAAGTATGGCTGGCAAGAATGGCCTCCCGATCCACGCTGATGACCTTCGTGCAATGGGTGAGGATGTGTCAGGTATTTTGGCACAGCTTCCTCCCGCTAAAGCCGAAGAGTTGATCTATAATTGGGAGTTCTGGGCTAGACCCCAACAGATTGCCCCTACGGGTGACTGGAACACTTGGTTTATCAATGCTGGTCGTGGTTTCGGTAAAACCCGTGCTGGTGTTGAATGGGTCCGCTCCAAGGTTAAAGGTGGTGCAAAGCGTATCGCTGCCATCGCTGCCACAAACTCTGACATTGAACGAGTTATGATTAATGGGGAGTCTGGCTTCCTTGCTCGTTGTTGGAAGGGTGACAAGACCCACAAAGGTGTCCCTCTTGGTAAGCCTGTGTGGTCGCCAACCAAACGTGTGTTGACGTGGGAGAACGGTGCCTACGTCCAGTTCTTTAGCGCAGAAGAACCTGAACGTCTTCGTGGTCCTCAGTTTGAGGCTGCTTGGTGTGACGAACTTGCTGCTTGGAACAAAGACCGAGACACTTGGGACATGCTTGCCTTCTGTCTTCGTCTAGGTAAACACCCTCAAGTCTGTGTCACCACAACCCCTAAACCTACTAAACTCGTTAGAGACATTCTCAAGAACCCTAAGACTGTTGTGACTTACGGTTCTACATTCGATAACTCTGCTAACCTTGCATCAACCTACATTGAAGCAGTTAAATCTCAATATGAAGGCACTCGCCTTGGTCGTCAGGAACTCTATGCAGAAGTCCTAGATGAAGCCTCTGGTGCCTTGTGGAACCGTCAACTCCTAGCGACTTGTGAAGTCGAAGTTGATAACCCCGTAGAATTTGCAGAGACACTTGCTCGTGTTGTGGTATCAGTCGATCCGGCTGTTTCCAGCAACAGTGAAAGTGATATGACTGGTATTGTGGTTGCAGGGCAAGACATCAACGGTGTCTGCTATATCCTTCAAGATGCCACAGACAGATACACCCCCGAAGGTTGGGCTGCTAAAGCCATTGAACTCTACCATGAATACGGTGCAGATCGTATTGTGGCAGAACGTAACCAAGGTGGGGAAATGGTCCGTTACACATTCAAAAGTGTAGATGAAACCATTCCTATTAAACTCGTACACGCATCCCGTGGTAAGTTCGCTCGTGCTGAACCTGTCTCTGCTCTCTATGAAAGAGGGCGAGTTAAGCATGTTAAAGGTCTAGATGCCCTCGAAGATCAGATGGTCCAGTGGGAACCCCTTGGTTCTATTGGTTCACCTGACAGGCTTGACGCTATGGTGTGGGGCGTGACAGAGTTAGCCTTAAAAGGTGTTGCAAAACCAGAGTTGAACCTTGCTTACGCAGATGCAAAGGGATTACTTTCTCGTGGATAAGAAGTGTACAATTTGTAAACAAAACCTTTCTCTATCTTTTTTCTCTAAAGATAAAAGCAGGAAAGACGGTCATTCTGCAAAATGTAAGACTTGTGCTTATCAGATGTTAAAAAATAAAAAAGCATCTGATGAAGAGTATTTTCTTAACGGGGCAAAACTCCGTACTAGGAAATATCGAGAAAACCTTTCTCTGGAAAGAAAAGAAGAGATTAAGGCTCAGCAAAGGTTGCACACTAAACTGCCTTCTGTAAGGTCGCGCATGAACGAGTCTTGTCGCAGATACTACTCCACAAAAAATTGTGCTACTCCGAAATGGCTAAGTGCAGAACAAAAAGCAGAGATCGCGGGCATCTACTCTTTGGCAAAAGATTGTCAGATTGTTACAGGTGAACCATACCATGTTGACCACATTATACCAATACGCGGTAAAAATGTGTGTGGTCTCCATGTTCCGTGGAACCTACAAGTCTTGCCAGCGGAAGTTAATGTAAGAAAGAACAACCGCTATGAAGAAGCTAAGTGAAACCGCCGCCAAGATCGAATTGGGCGTCTACGGTAAAAACACCTACACAGGCGATATTCGTGCTGACGAGTTTCTTCAAGAACTCAAAGGCAAGAAGGCAATCCAGAAGTACAGAGAAATGAGAGACAATAATGCGATTGTCGGCTCTATCATGTATGCTGTTGAACAAACCCTTCGTGACGTAAGGATTGATGTGGTTCCCGCTGACGACAGTGAAGCTGCTAAAAGAGAGGCAGACTTCCTCAAGTCGGTTCTGGAAGACATGGACCACAGCCTTGACGATCACGTCTCTGAGGCTTTGTCGTATCTGACCTACGGTTTTTCGTGGTTTGAGGTTGTCTACAAGGTTCGTGGTGGTGATGCCCGTTCCCCGAAAAAGAACTCGAAATACGATGATGGCCGCATTGGCGTAAAGAAGATTGCTATCCGCGCACCTTGGACTGTCGAGACTTTTGAAGTTGACCAGAATACTGGTGAAATCCTCGGTATGTATCAAGAGGCTGCTTGGGGTAAACGCCCCGCGATGATTCCTGTCGAAAAGTCCCTGTATTATCGTACAACGAGTCTCAACAATGATCCCTCTGGCCGTTCAGTCCTACGAAACGCTTATGTTTCTTACACATATCTCAACAAGATTCAGGGATATGAAGCTATTGCTATTGAACGAGAACTTCACGGGGTTCCTGTTGGCCGTATGCCTGCGGAGTATCTGAGTGCAGATGCTACTGCCGATCAGGCTGCTCTTCGCACCCAATTTGAGCGTATCCTTCGTGACTTGAAGAACAACGAACAAGGTTATGCCCTTCTCCCCTCAGACCTGTATGTGGATGCTGATGGCAAACCCACTAATCAGCGTCTCATGGATGTGGAGTTGATTACTGCTAATGGCTCCCGTTCTATCGACATTGACCCTGTTGTCAAGCGTTATCAACATGATATTGCTCGGAGCCTTATGGCTGAGTTTCTCATGCTTGGTAGTGGCTCTGGTTCTTACGCTCTGTCAAAGACTAAGACCGACCTCTTCCTCAGAAGCCTCGAAAGCTACATCAACACGATTGTAGACGTATTGAACAAGCAACTTGTTGAACGTCTGTGGCAGTTGAATGGCCTTGACTGGGCAACGATGCCTAAACTCAAAGCTGGTGATGTTGCTCCGCACGATCTTCGTGAAATTGCTTCCTTCCTGCGTAACATTAATGGCGCTGGTATCGAACTGCAAGATCAGACCGAGGTTGTGGCTGACCTTATGGACATTGCTGAGATTGAGTTTGATAGTGGCAAGTATGAAGCCAAACTCAATAAACCTGCAAAGGATGTAGCAGATGGCTGATTGGGGACATTACCTTATCCGAGATAGCTACTTCTCGATTGCCCAAGGGCAGTTTGATGGCTATTCTGCTGTTCAAGTGACTGGCTATAACCCTGATGTAGACTCCGCCGCTGCTGAGACTGTGTGGGCTGCTGGTGGGTTGTATCCTTGGTCTGTGTGGGATAGCACACGGGTTGTCACTGTAGTTTCCACCTCTGCATCCGACACGGGTTCTGTTGTGGTTAGCGGCCTTGACGCAGATTTTAACCCGATCACCGAAGAAATTGATTGCACAGGGCTTACTCCCTCTACTGGTTCTGTGCAATTCAAACGGGTAAATTCTGCCTTCTACAAGAACGGTGCTGCTAACAACGCTGGTGACATTACTCTTGCTGCCAATGGCAATACGATTGGCCTTATCGAAGATGGTATCGGGCAGACCCTGAACGGCATCTACACCGTCCCTGCTGGACACACCGCTTACATTGTAACTGGCAATTTCAGTGTTCAAAAGGGTGAAGACTCTCAGGTTCGCTTCTACACCCGTCTGTTTGGTCAAAACTTCCGTATTGCTCACATCGGTGAAGTTTACGAAAACACTTATCGTTACGACTTTGCAACCCCTGTTGCTATGCCTGAAAAGACGGACCTTGATGTTCAATCTGCTTTGGTCGAAACGAACAACACCCGAGTTACCACAAACTTTTCTATGATTTTGGTGAGGAACAATGCCGTACAGTAGCAATGAAGACCTCCCGAAAGCAGTTCGTGATAAACTCTCTGCACATCAACAATCTGTTTTCCGCAACGTCTTTAACTCCATGATGGAACAAGAGGGCATGTCGGAGGGCCGTGCTTTTGCAGGTGCGTGGTCACAAGCTAAACAAGCTGTCGAAAAAGTCAATATGGACACTCTTCGTCAGAAGGCCACAGAACACAACGAAAAGTATGGTGACAAGGGCCGAGTTACTGCTGAAACCCTCCGTCAAGTCTATGATCGTGGTATCGGCGCTTACCGGACTAACCCAGAGAGTGTTCGTCCTAATGTGACCTCTCCTGAACAGTGGGCTATGGCCCGTGTCAATAATTTCCTTCGGGCTATCCGAAATGGCAAGTTCCGTTCTGGGAAGCATGACACAGACCTCCTGCCGGAAAGTCATCCGATGTCTTCTAAGTCTGTGGAAAAAGCAGAGTATCAAGGCCGAGACGTTGAACTCGACAAGCCTTTCCGCCTTCCGGCTGGCTCCACTAAGAAGTTTGGTGTCTACGTCAAAGATGGCGACCGTGTAAAGAAAGTCACCTTTGGCGACCCTAACATGGAGATTCGTCGTGATGACCCTGATGCTCGTGCTAACTTCCGCTCTCGCCATTCTTGCGACACAGCCACAGACAAGACTTCTGCTCGTTACTGGTCCTGCCGTATGTGGGAAAGTGACACCTCTGTCTCAGAACTGACTAAGGTGGCTGTTGAAGGCCAGATCGTCAAGCAACTTGATGAAGAGCGTCTTGCTTTTGGTTGGGCTTACGTCTCGACTGTCAACGGTCAAATCAGCCTTGACCACAGCGAAGAGTTTATTCGCCCTGACCAAATTGCAAAAGCTGCAACGAATTTTATGCTTTCCATGCGAACCGCTAAAGCCATGCACTCTGGTGGTAAGATCGGGGAAGTTGTCCATTCCATGCCCTTGACTAACGAAATTGCCAAGGCATTGGGTATCCAGTCTGACCGCGAAGGCTGGCTAGTCGCTATCAAGGTCTATGACGACCAAGTATGGCAAGATGTTAAAAGCGGTAAACTGGCTGCGTTCTCCATTGGGGGACGTGCTTTGAAGGAGATGGTGTAATGCCCACCGAACTCGTAAACTTGGAACTTGAAGAGGTTTCCTTGGTCGATATGGGCGATGACCCACTCGCTAAGGTCGCTCTCTTTAAGCGCAGCCCGGAAGGGGAACACATGGAAAACGAAGAAGTCGAAAAACTCGACACGGTTGAAGAAACTGAGACCGAAAAGGGTTACAAAGAAGAAATGAAGTCCGACAAGATGGACGACATGGAAGACGACGAAGAAGAAATGATGGACGACGACATGATGGGCGAAAAGAAGCCCGCTCGTAAGTCTTGGAAGAATGAAGCCCTTGAACTCGAAGAAGTCAACAAGATGCTTCTGGAAGAAATCGAAACTCTCAAAGGTAAGGTCGCAGAACTCGAAACTGCTGCTGTTGAAAAGGCAAAGCCTGCCGAAGAGATGATCGAAGTTGAAGGTGAGATGATTGCTAAATCGGCTATCCCCGCACCGATCCTGAAAAAACTAGAAGATGTGCAAAAGGCTCTCGAAGTTGAAGCACTCCGTAAACGCGCCGAAGAGGTTCTCCCCAACTTCAAGGGAACTGCTGATGAGCGTGGTAAACTGTTGAAGTCGATTGGGCAAGACGAAGAACTGCTTGCACTCCTTCGTGCCGCTGACGCTGCCTTTGCGGGCATCTACCAAGAAGTCGGCAAAACTGATGCAGCTAATGATCTGAAAACTCCGACTGAGAAACTTAACGACATGGTTAAGGCTTATCAGGAAGAGAAGAAAGAGAAAGACTTCCACAAAGCGTATGCTGCTGTCATCAAAACCGCAGAGGGTCGTTCCCTCGTGCTTGAAACCTACAAAAAGTAAAAGGAGCCTCTATTATGGCATTTACGGAAAACATGGCTACCCGCACCTACGTCTCGGGCGCTGCCATTTCTCAATTCACCTTTGTTGCTGGCCCCGCTTCGGATGGCCAGATTGATCCCTGCGGTGCTGGTGATCGTGCTTGTGGTGTGGCCCTCTCGGCTGCTTCCGCTGCTGGTCAGGCCGTTACGGTTGCTTACGACGGTCGTGTGACTGTCAAGGCTGCTGGCACCATCACCCGTGGCGCTGCTGTCGCTTCGGATGCGAATGGTGAAGCTGTTGCTGCCGCTTCGACGGACATCATCCTTGGCTATGCTCTGGAAGCTGGCGTTGACAACCAGATCATCACCATCGAACTGTCGCGCGCTGAAACCGCTGCTGCCTAATTTCTAGTTTAATAAAGGATTACCAAAAATGGCTATGCTGACTCCGAGCGCCGTTCATATTGACGCCCCGCTTACCAACCTGACGATTGCCTTCCTGCAAGACGCCAACGGCTTTATCGCTGACCGCGTGTTCCCGAAGGTTTCGGTCGCTAAGAAGACCGACAAGTATTACATCTACAACCGTGCAGACTTCAACCGTACTGGTCAGGTGCAGGCCCGCGCTCCGCGCACTCAGGCTCCGCGTGTGGGTATGACCCTCTCGACCGACACCTACTCGGCTGACGTGTACTCGCTGGCTACCGACTTCGACTTCGAGACGCTGGCTAACGAAGATGCTGCTCTGGACATCCGCGCTGCTGGCGCTCAGATGCTGACCCACCAACTCCTGATCGACCGTGAAATCAAGTGGGCTGATACCTACTTCAAGGGCGGTGTCTGGGGTACGGACTGGGATGGCGTTGCCTCGTCGCCCTCGTCGGTTCAGGTTATCCAGTGGTCGAACTATTCGACCTCGACCCCGATCCAAGACGTGACCAACATCATGCGCGCCGTGCAACTCAAGTCGGGCGGCTTCAAGCCCAATGTGATGGTTGTGGGCAAAGAAGTGCGCGACATTCTGGTCAACCACCCCACGATCCTTGCCCGCCTGAATGGTGGTGCGACCGTGACGAACACCGCTCTGGTGACGGATGCCAAACTGGCTGAAATCTTCGGTGTGGAAGAGTTCATGGTCATGGAGACGGTGAAGAACACCGCTGCCGAAGGTCTGACCGAATCGAACGCTTTCATTGGTGGCAAGCTGGCTGCTTTCTACTACCGTCCGCGTACCTCGGGCCTGATGATCCCGTCGGCTGGCTACACCTTCACTTGGGACGAACTGCAAAACGCTTCGGGCCATGGCATTGCGATCAAGTCGTATCGTGGTGACTATCTGGCTATCGACGGTGTTGCCGAAGTTCTGGAAGCCAATCTGGCCTACGACCACAAGGTTGTTTCGGCTGATCTGGGCGCAGTTATCGACAGCGTTATCGCCTAATTAACATGAAAGGGGAGAGAGAATGATCCCGACTAATTTTCTCTCCCTCTTCGATCCTACCCGAA